CGTTCCTATCTCAAGACCTATAAAAGCAAGATAGCTCGACGCCTCCTCAACACAGATAAAACGCTCTGTCCCACTCTTCTCTGCTAGGATACTAATATCCTCCACAATACGCCACAGCAGATCACTCTTCGTATGCGGCGCATATCCCTTGTCTACATAAGCCTTAGCTACAGTTGCAAAGGAACAAACATCTAACCTACCCTGCACATTCACACTCATTATAATCCTCCTGTTATCATTATACCAGACAATACCATAAATAACAGTAGTTGTCAACATCTATCGAAAATTGCCTACAGATATACAACATAAGCATGTAAGGCGTAATCTGTAGACCGTATGTAACCAATGTAACCACACCCGTCCCTCTCCCGTCCAAATATTTCCATTCAGGTCTAGTTGCCTTCCCTCTCCTATTATCTTTCCCTCTTTCCTCTTATTCTCTCTTTTTTTTAATATTTTTTTTCTATGTATATAGAAGAGAAGAAGGAGAGAAGAGAAACAGGAGCGAGAATAAAATCCCAGGCGGGAGAGGGCCACCCCCGTTTACAATGGTTACATACGATCTACAGCCTGCATGTTTACAAATGTTGTATTCACGCTGTCGTCCTTTGTTCAATATTTGAACATAGCGTTGCGTATGCAACAAGATCATGCCTTTCGTGGAGGGCACTGCTGTCACGTTACTGTCCAATGTCGAGAGTTGTATTGACTCATTACAGCCACCTGAACTCCGCAATGCAGTAACTCTACCACAGCGATAATGCCCTCCACAGCGCCTTCGATACTATTGTTAGTTGTTAGTTGTCTATAATGCTCTTGAACATCTCGATAACCGCATCCACGTTCCCGCCTGCCTTATTCACAAGGTCCAGGCACTTTTCCTTTCCGAACAAGGCCTCAAGCATCTGATACGGAGTGAGCGTGACAGCGGCTCGGGTGCCAGGCTTAGGCACTACGTAAGTAGCCTCGGCAGGCACCTTGCTATCTTTCTTCCTACGGATAGCAGACTGCCACTTGATAACGCAGGCGTCGTCGGCATAGGCTCGAACTTCATCATCTGTAAGGTTGCTATAGTCAAGCGTAAGCTTTGTCTTAGTAGCGTCATCGCCTTCAAACTGTTTCGTGTTACAGTATACAACTGCTGTCTTTTCCATAATACACCTCCATGTATTTGCGAAGCAAATATCGAAGGCGATATGGAAGGCATGATCTTTCATTATTCAGCAGGTATGGCGTTCATGACCCCATGTTAGGCGTGCACTGCACAGCCCGTCGTGTCATTCAACATATCCCTCATGTTGATTACATTATGGCATAGAACAACGGGAATGTCAAGGGAAATCGTACACCCCCCCCTAGGGGAAATGCCACCCCTAACCCTCACGGTAAGAGCAGTTTACATCATAATGCAGAATTGTATCTGTGGTTTTGTGTGCATTTATGCCCTCTGCTTCTTCGGTGTACTCTGCGTTTGCGTAAGTGGTGTGGGTGGGCGATCTTTGTTCAAAATTTGAACATAGGGTGAGAGCGAGGTATAGAAAATTTCTGCAGAATTTCTGGGCGCTTCTGTAGAATATGTGGGAAATAATAAAGATGACATATCTGCGCCAAAGGCGTTGACATCTATGTTCAGGTATGTTATGCTCTGGGCATGTAGGGAGGATAGGAAGTATGGCCACTGATGGACGTAGAGTAGATCCTAACCAACGTAAGGTCTTCACAGTTGAGAACATATGGGACTCGCATAGGGAGATAGTGCGCCTTGCGGTGACGGGGATGAAGCAGTGTGATATCGCTAAGACGATGAACATCACTCCCGAAATGGTCTCGTATACGATGAATAGCCCTATCGTTAAGCGTGAGTTAGATATCGCCAGAGGCGCGAGGGATGTAGACGCTATCGACGTGGCTAAGCGCATCCAGGAAGTGGCGCCAGAAGCGCTGACGGTTCTCGAGGGGCTGCTGAAGACAGCGAATGATGCAATTAAGTTTCGGACAGCTGCAGATATTCTCGACAGGGCAGGCCACGCAGCTGTGAAGACGCTTAGGACAGAGAACCTATCGGTGCATTTGAATAAAGAGGACCTGGATGAAATTAAGCAGAGGGCGAGGGAAATTGGTCTAGTCGACGTAACACCCCAACAGCCATCACGGAGTGAGGGTAAGACGTACTCACAAGAACAAGAACAAGAACAGGCAATCCAGAGGATTGCTACCAGTGAAGTGGAAGCTTTGTCGATGGTCCAGGAGGCGTAGGCGGAACGCTGTGTTCAAAATTTGAACATAGGTAGGCATAAAACATAGTAGGGCGAGAGGGCGGGCGAGCGGAGGAATGTACTATGCGAGTATTCGAGACAATGGGAACGATGGGAGTTACGACGAGGGTAGCTTCGTCAGATACGGCTGCTTCAGTATCTGCAGCTCTTCTTCTTTCAAACAGTCGCAATGCAGTAGCAGCAGCAGCGACAATTTCAGTTGAGACTAACAATATACGAGTAGCTTTCAGGGTAACCCCTACAGTAGGCGCATCAGGTATCGGTCACTTAATGACTCCTGGTGATAGCTGGCGTATTGTAGGCAGGGAAAACTTAGAGCAACTACAGTTCATAAGCGCTGCTACTGGTGTTGCAGGCGCTATTATGATTACTCCTGAATACTAAAAGAAGAAAGAAGAGGAATATATAATGGATAGCTTAGGTGGACTTAGACCTGGTAGCGCAATACCAGTAGTACCAATGACTAGAAGACCAACAGAGAATGATATAGGGTATAAGATACCTACTCTCTGGCTTGATACTTTAAATAAAAACGCGTACATGCTCATTGACGTAACGGCAGGAGTAGCAACGTGGTCAGAAGCTATTGGTACAAGTTGTAACGTCAATCTTGATTATCAGAACAGCGTTAAGTCTATCGCTACTGCTACGTCAGCACCTCCCACAGAAGTTACCGGAGACAGATACATTATCGGTCCCACTGGTACGCCTCATGCAAACTGGGATGGAGCATTGAATAATGACATAGTAGAGTTCGATGGTGCAAGATGGGAGGCGACTACACCTACAGAGGGTATGATGTGCGAAGTAGAAGCCCTCAATACTATCTACTTCTATATTGCCAGTTGGCAACCGTGGCAGAATCAGGCAACTACAACTACAAGTGACGTAACCTTTGCCAGTATTACTGTAGGAACACTGGAAGGAATGGTTAAGGCAACTGCTGGTCTTCTTTGTGAAGCATCATCAGTGACCGACTATCAACTACCTTTAGGATATACGGCGGAAGATTCTGCCAACAAGAGTACAAGTATTGCAACTGATGCCGTTTCAACTGTTAAATATCCATCGGTAAAGATTATAAAAGATTACGCTGATGGTCTTGTTGCTGGTTTACTTGACCTTAGAGGGGCTTATGATGCCTCCGGTAATACGTGGCCTACGACTGGAGGATCAGGAACGGCAGGAGCAATACTGAAAGGTGATGCCTGGTATATGAGTGTGCCGGGAACATTAGGCGGTGTTGCTCTACAAGTTGGAGATTCTTTTTTCGCGCTTGTAGACACTCCTGGCCAGACTGCTGGTAACTGGAACACACTGAATACCAATATAGGTTATGTACCAGAGGATCCCACCAACAAAGTAACTTCGATTTCTGGTGCGTCAACCGACACACAATATCCATCAGCGAAACTTGTATATGATTCACTACCAAATAACGAAGTGGTTATAAATACTTTAGCAAAACTCGAATCGTACTATAATGCTGGTAGTGGTAAAATTGAATTACCTGCTGGTTATGTTTATAGATTTGGAGCTACGTCTCAGATAACAACTACTTACGAGGTGGTTGTTGGTGATGGCGCATCTTTCGATTATTTCAAGCTTTCGGCTCCTAAAATTACTTTTCTTGGTTCCGCTGGTATTATTACGGCAAATATCGCAATAACAGCTACGGATGCGCAAAGAACGGCAAGTTATGGCGGTGGTGCTGCGTTTAATTACGCAGGTACAGTGGCAGAAAAGACTATCAGATTTGAAAAGCTTAACATTTCTGCTACAAGTTCAACACTGTTTAATTTTACTGCTACACAAACATACAACGTAGATATTGGTAAACTTGCTTTAATTGGAACTGGAAATAATCCTGGTCAAATAAACAATTGCTCAGTAAAGATTGCTACAGTGATTGGTAGAAATCTTGGAGCAATAACTTCTGGGTTTGTTTTTAATGACAATCGTGGAATTTCTATCGGAGAACTTTACTTACCTAATGGGGCAAGTGCACCGACAAATTTAATATCTGTTGGAGGTACTACACAGACCGAAGATATTAATATCAATATTGCTTCATTGAATAATACTGGAGCAGGAATATACGCTTATAACTTTCCAACTACAACCACCTTCTCGAAAGAAGTAAAGGTAACAAATGGTAGTATAACAGATAAAACAAAGGCATTTGCGTCAGGAAGCAATATTCAAAGAAGTCCGGGATTTGTTTTTTCTGATGTGCAGAACATCCCTAACACTATACAGACTTCACCTCCCGGTATTGATGTGGCTACCCCGATTTCAGCGGCAGATATTTCAATTGATCACACCAATAGAATCCTAACTATTACGCCGCCGTTAGGATACTTTCATTTCTATGTTGGTGCGCCTGGTGCAGTTGCCAAGTACACAAAAACAGCTCCTGTCAATTTTCCAGTTTTCCCTGATACTTCCGGCATCTATACTTTTTACTTTGATAGTGCGGGATTGCCTCAGTACGGGACAGGAGATTTTTTAGATTTTAATGTGATTGCTCCTGTGTATCGCATTTTGTGGAACTCAACAAAGACACCAGATTCTGCAAAAGTTATAGCATTAGTAATAGAGACACACCTTAATGATATTCCAGCTATTCTTCACACCACACAGCATCAAGGTGGTGCCATATGGAAATCTGGTGGTGTGTTAGTAGTTACCCCTACAACTGGAACACCTGATGCGTCAGGAGTAAATACTTGTATTGGGTTGACTACATTAACGAATATTGATGACAACTTGCTATACACAGTTGAAAATTCAACGGGGGGTGGGCTATGGCAACAGGATTTAGGTGACACTACTCCGGCGAATATTACCGTTTCAAATGGTGCCTTGCTTGACATTATGTACCCTGATGCAACAGGACATAATAGACTTCCGGCAACGAGATTTCCATTTGATTGGAACTCATCTACAAACATCCCACAGTACATAACCGCTGCGGGTGCAAGAACTCCTGTGTCAAACGGATATTATTTTGTACAATTTATTGTATCTATACAAGACCCAAGAACTGGAAAGACAGTTGTGTCTTTTTCGTCTGGTGCAGAGTATACTACTCCAACTGATGCAGATGCAGTTACTTGGTCGTCAATGCAGGCATTATTCCCTTTGACTGCGGATAAGGAAATAAGACCTCTTTATAAGGAGATTCGTCTTTACAGGACTATATTTCCTGCGGCTGTTAAATACACATCTCTTTATAAGACGGTAGATTTAAGAGTATCTCCGGTAATACAGACTTCCGCTACAGGATCACTTCCTGCTACCTCTGTTACGTCAGTTCCAGCAGGAACATTAGCATCGACAAATGTGCAGAGCGCATTAAATGAACTTGGTACTGAAAAGGCTCCAATAGACAACCCTTCTTTTACAACAAAGATCTATTCTCCTATAGTGCTTGCCGGAACTACGGCAACATCTACTGACTGGCCTACGGCTAAAGTAGTTGGCTCACAGGCAGATTCTGGGCATTCCTATACGGGTAATATCGGTGTTGTTGGTGAGTCGGTAGCAGCGGCAGCGGATACAGGAACAGGTGTTGGTGGTGTTTCGGTAACTAATGGAGCTAACGACGCTAGGGGTGTTGTAGGCGTTGGGAAAGTAGGAAATACGGCGGATACCGGGAAAGCTGTAGCCGTATATGGTTATGTGAACGGAACTCATGCAGGTGGTGATAATGTAGGTCTGAGAGGGTCAGCTATTAACGGAGCTAATAACTATGCTCTTTTGATGGATGCTGGTAATATCAAGTCTGTGTTAGCTCAGAGTTGGGAATTGCTGGATAATAGCACATCTGCTCTATCATTAGGTTCTACTGGAAAAGCTGATATACTTAAAATAATTACTACAGATGGAAGCGAGGGGGTTTCTTTCTCAGGCAACGTTGTCATCGGAGACACAGCTCCATTCTCCACAAGTCAACCTCTCACACTAAAAAGCACAACTGGCGGCCAAGATTTGATGTTGTTCAACTCAACCCCATCTAATGCCCTTAATTTAAGATTTATTCGCTCAAATTCTGACACAAAAGGAACAATTGCTACAACAACAACTGGAACGATATTAGGCGATATTGATGCCTTCGGAGCTGACGCAAAAGATATACCTACTTACAGACAGGGAGGCTTGATAAGATTCAAACAAAATGGTGCGGCTGGTGGGAGTGGAGTGACAGGCGGATATGTTCCGACTGATATTTCTTTGTGGACTTCACCGGGCGGAACTACCAGTGCCCAAGAAAGATTAATCATCACAAAAGATGGCAATTTCCTCACAGGCGGCCTCCCGGCAGCAGGAACAAACGCAGTCAAAGTCCACGCATGGGGTTCAGGTACAGCTCCCACCGCAGTTATTGCAGACGGTATCCAGATGTGGTCAGCAGATTTTCTCGGAACAGCGGGAGACGCAAGACTTCACGTCATGGGTGAGACTAACGCTAACGGTAAGACAGTTATCGGGAGCGGAAAGGAAACCATAACTGGAACTACTGGTGGCTTTACAAGAGGTTTTTCTGAGGCCACAGTATCCATTACCGCAGCGGCTACCTGTACCATACAAGTAAACATCCCCGCTACATCCCGTATCATTGGGTGTCAGCTTCGAGTTGATACAGAACTCACGGCAGGTGAGCTTTGGGACGCTACATACTCCGGTGGTTCTACCGACGCTATATGTACTGGACAGGCAGTTGCTAAGAATACTAAAGTAAATAGTCTGACATCCGCAGTAGTTACTGCCGAGACAGATATTGCAATAACTAAGACTGGCGGTGGATCATTCACGGCTGCTGGTGTAATAAGAGCCGTAGTTTATTATGAATATTTTGAAACAATGGCTAACGCCGTGTAAGGAGGAACAATGGCTACTACATATCATGATTTATCTGCACCAAGAGTAAGAACTGGTATAGGAGAAACGTCTGATAGTCTTCTTGTAAACAATATAAATGTTGTAGGAGGAGACTGGTCATGGTGGGGATTGAAAAATCTCCGTCTTATTGGTGCTAAGCCAGGAGACAATACGAGACTGGTTGTTAACCCTGACGCTTACAGCATCCCTATTCTCGTTGGTACGCACTGGCATAATGTAACCGCTGCCGTGGACGTGGATTCGGTTGATGATCTTGACACCGGGGCGCTTGCCGCCGGGACCAACTATTATATTTATGCCTGCACGGACGGCACAACACTTTCCTTTAAGGTGTCCGCCAACGCAACAAACCCCACCGGCTTTGATGCTGCACACTCCCGCAAAATAGGCGGATTTCATACGCTGTGCGTCGCAGTTGGGACCATCTCCGGGCATACGCTTACCGGCTTCGCCCAGAAGGACATTCTCCCTGCCTCCATATGGGATCTCAAACACCGGGCAAAGACCCTGATTAACGTCGGCCTGGTCTATGATAGCGGCCTCCAACTTTGGGTTGACATCTACATGGCCTCGGGCACGGGCACGGGTACGACCTCCGCCAACGGTGCGACAGCTACCGACACGCGAGACTGGAATGACTTTGTTGATGACGGCTATGCAGTGGGAAAACGGCTACCGACAGATGGAGAGTTTCAGGGATTCGCAACCGGATCAAATGAGGAGACCAATATTTCAACGAGCGCAGATCCCGTGACCACCGGCGGCCATTCTGATACGGCTGGCAGGCGCATGATCTCAAACATTGGCTGCGAGGATTGTTGCGGGGCCTGGCTCCAGTGGCTCCATGATCAATCATCCATGTACGCTGCTACCGGCGCGGGTTGGTATGACCTCCCTGGGTCTAAGGGGCGGCTATATAGACCCGCTAACACCGAGGATATCAAGCTGTTCGCCGGGGGCTCTTGGAACACTGCCTCGGATGCCGGGTCTCGCTGCCGGTATGCGAATATCTCTCGCTGGTTTACGACTTCGTCTCTCGGCGCGCGCTTCGTTGCGGAGCCGCTTTAACCCATAAACGGCACATAAAGATAAGGAGGATTTATACAATGCGCGGATACCCAAAAGTTATTGCTACAAAGCAGGATTTTTTGAATTTACTAGCGGTGCCGGAATGCAAAGCACAGGCATTGGCAGATCTGAGGGCGGTTTATGATCTGCCAGATGACACGATGGAAAGAGTGGTCAGCTACGATAAGGACGAGGACGGGCAGATGATCAATGTGGCCACAGAAATCGTCCCGGCACTAATGCCTAAGTGGAAGAGGATGGGATTTGCATCGAGACAGGACGTGATAGATTTGTATAATAGTTTTGCTGAACAGCAATAACTCGAAAGTGAGAGCAGTCATCTATGGGTGAATATACTGGACCTGAGCGAAGAGTAGAAGAGAGAATCGCGGCTATCGAAAAACAACTCGAAATGCACCACGAACATATAGGAGAAATAGGAGAACAAATTTCGAAGCAGGTAGATGCTATGGTGGAAATCCAGATATCAATAGAACGGATGAACAGCAAACTCGAACACCGTATTGAATGGTCAAAAGATATAGTAGCCGAGTATCAAAGGGCGATGGTATCAATTTCTAAGCGTTTTGAGGCAGGAGACGCTAAGTTTGAGCTACTTACAGAGATAAATAAAAACTTTGCTTGGTTCCAGACAATGATGAACAGAGCAAGGGATAATTTTGTATTAGGTACTGGTGTCGCTATCATTGGTTCTATATTTTTTCTGGTCACGTTGCACTGGGCAGGAATAGGTGATAAGTTGATAAAGTGGATAAGCAAGTGATAGTCACTGGCAGAATGCTAACACAGAAAGAGCGGCTCAAAGTTATAACTGAGGGATATGATTTGATGCTCAAGAATTTTATGGATAATGTAGTGCCTAACATTGATATCAAGCATGATCTTAATAAATTCTGTAAACCGTTTTTATCAGAGGACGAGAAAGGAATCGACTGATGCCAAGAATACTATCACAAGATGATGTGAATGCTTTGCTTAGAGCGATATGCAGTGATAAATATCCGCATCTTTCCGAAAAAGAAGATGATGATGTGTGGAATGCATTAAATAGAGAACTATCTGAACCACTGGATGAATGGGACTCGTTGCGTAAAAGAGTGTTGGGAATAGCTTCTGATAATAAACCGGACAAGCAGGTTCTTCGTATCGGGTGGAAATGTCCGGGGTGCGGAAAGTGTTATGCTCCGCACATCGATCAGTGCAATAAATGCTAAGGACAATAAAATGGACACAACTGTTTTAATGTCGAATGCCGGGCAACTTTGGGCGAAACCTGAATACTGCAAATGGAAAGAACTTGACTGCGCTATCTGCGAATATCATGACGGGAGACATTGCATCTTGAACGAGAGTCATATTAAACTTCTCGAAGAAATACTAAGGAGGTTAGAGAAATGAGTCTTGGAACAGAACAGAGAAAATTTGTTGCGATGATTGGTAAGTTAATTATATATACTTACGAAATGCTTGGCTACGAACTTACATTTGGAGAAAGTTACGATGACGATGGAGTAGGTCACATGAAAGGTTCTCTTCATTATGTTAGACTTGCTCAGGATTTCAACGTATTCAAGGATGGTGTGTTTTTAACTGATGGAACAGGGCATAAAGAAATGCATGACTTCTGGGATTCTATCGGTGGTGCTCCAAGGATCGAGAAGGATCTAAATCACTATAGTTTAGTTTGGGAGGGTAAAAGATAATGGGTTTCGATATCATAGGACTTGGAAGCGTATTTGACTTCGGATCTAAGGTGATTGATAAGATTTTCCCTGACAAGGATGCGGCTGATAAGGCTAAGATTGAGATGCTCAAGTTGCAGCAAGAAGGAGCCTTTAAGGAGTTGGATCTTCAGTTTGACAATGCAGCGAAACAGATAGCTGTGAATATTGAGGAGGCTAAGCAGGGAGGTATACTTAATCAATGGAGACCTGCACTAGGCTGGGTATGCGTAATTAGCTACGCATATAACTTTGTAGCTATGCCTTTGATCGTCTGGACTGTTACGCTAATATATGGATCAGCGCCAGCAATGACTGCTCTTGACACTACAGAACTAGGAGTTTTATTGGCTGGTATGTTAGGTATTGGTGGAATGAGATCTTTTGATAAGATTAAAAAGTAAATGGCTATGTTCAATTTTTGAACAAAGGGAACGAACGTGAAACTAGAAGAAAAGAACGAGATAAAAGAGATAATGGCGCAATGTTACTTAAGTACAGAGGTAACTGCGAAGGTACTCTTTGCAGAGTCTTTCGAGAGGAGCTTCGCTTCTGTTACTCGTCCTATCTTTGCTGCCCTCGATGATGATAGCAAGCAGAAGGTAGTTATTAAGGCGCCCAGAGGATGGGGAAAGTCGACTATCTTAAATATAGCGTATGCAGGGAAAAAGGCACTCTTTAAGGAGAAGAAGTTCATCGTTCCTATTAGCACTACATCGACGAAGGCAGTGATGGAGAGTGAGAACCTTAAGCGTGAGCTGCTCACGAACGTACTAATAAAGAAGATCTTTGGAAACATAAAGGCAGGGAACGCTAACGATACAGGCATCGATCCTTCATTTAGCAAGGAGATGTGGATGGTGAACGGAGATACGCTGATGTTCCCTAGAGGTGCAGGTCAGCAGGTACGTGGAGTTCGCTGGGGGAAGTATCGTCCTGACTTGATCATAGTGGACGACCTGGAAGATGCAGAATCTGTAGATTCGGAGGAGCAGAGGAAGAAGCTGAAGCAATGGTTCTTTGCAGATGTACTTAATAGTGTGGATAGAAGTAACCCAAACTGGAAGGTTGTTTATATCGACACACTTAAGCATGAGGATAGTCTACTGGCGGACCTACTGGCAGATCCGACGTGGCACTCGATAAATATAGACCTATGCGACGACTCACTGAAGAGTAGCTGGCCTGAGTTTATGTCAGATGCTTCTGTGAAGGAACTATATGAGAGTTTCAGAGTGCAGGGACTGCTAGACGTTTTTGCTAGGGAGTATCGAGGCCAGCCTATTGCGAAAGAGGATGCTGTCTTCAAGCAGGACTACTTTAAGTACTATAGTGAAAGTGATCCTGAGTTTTCGAAAGCGCTGAGCACGTACGAGAATGTAGTGATTATAGATCCTGCAAAGACGACGAAGGTAAGCTCAGACTATAGCGCTATTGTAGGAGTAGGTGTGAACGTAGAACTGCCTAGAATCTGTGTGAGAGATATAGATGCAGATAAGATGCATCCTGAGCAGATATACGAGAGAGCATTTGCTATGG